CTTCACCTGCCAATCAGAGTCAAGAAACGGATCAGGCTTATCTTCTGCTACGGCATAGCGCGTACACTCGGCGGCATAATAAAAATCAACGTCACGACTCGCCAAAGAAAATGACAACTTGTAAATAATGTAAACGCCGTTTGCTGTTGGCGTTGTCTTGCTGATTACTTTCAACGCGCCACCTAGTTTTGTGCGCGGATCAATCAGAAACTTAACCTTGCAGCCTTGCTCTGTAAACTCTGGCTTGCCAACCATTCCAGAGTCAAGATTGAGTACGCGCATAAAATTGGGAAGCGGCAGGTTTATATCTTTCACAACCAGCTTGCCATCATCAATGTAAACGCTCACCGCGCCAGCCGTTTCCAGATCGTTTACTTGCTGCAATGCTGCGCCAGTGTAGGAGGTATTTGTGAGCTGTTTATCAGTCGCAGAAAAATCCAGCGATAAGCCAAGATCAGCAGCGGTTTGTTTTGCCATTTCTGAAAGGTTTTGCACTGGCAATCCAGTGCGAGAAACCAAACGGCTTTTCTGTGCGTCAGCAGTCAGGGCTTTGAACGTCACCCATATATCCATTTCTGCTTCGCCACCTTCTACAGAAACATCGCCGCCGCCATCGTCTGAGCTTTCCTTTTTCTTTTTGCTTGGCTTTTTCGGTGCTTCTTTTTTCTCATCGTCTTTAACATTGATCGACTGACCCAAAGCGCAATAAGCAAAGTCACCTTCAAACAATCGAAACACGCCATAAGACTTGCGACCAACATCAATAAAAAACTTTTTCGGCTTGTTGTTTTTATTGAACGGACTACATTCGGTCAGCAAATAGTCGCGAGTTTCGCGATCTAAATTGGCAATGGAAATCTGGCAAGTGTTCTGCGTTGAGTTTGCAAACTTTGTTCCGCTGCAAATTATGGCTAGGTTTTCATAAACCTTGAGCTGGCCGCGCACCTCAAAGCCCACGCGAATAATGCGCTCATCGAGGGCGTTTTCATCGAAAGGCACAACTTCATTTTCTATGCTCATATTATGATCGGCATTTGCGGAATGATTACATCAAGCGAATTTGCAAAATCTGCTCTCGTAAAAAAGCAAAGTATTTGCGTAAGCCCAAATTGATTGTAGTCAACAATATCGTTATTGCTTGTCACCAAGCAAAAAATCTTATCAGGAAAAAGCGATGGCGGCTGGATAATTGCTTCATTTGCAACGACTCGCGCACCAATAACCAACACTTTTCCATCGGCCTCAATATCTGCGCTGATCGTTCCATCACGCGAGGTAAGCCGTATTTCGTAAAGCACTTCCCCAATCACAACGGAAATGCTTTGGTTTGGCGTTCTTGTTATTGGAATAATTCTCATCTTTTGAACCATCCTACAACTTTATCTTTTCCTGCTTTTGCTATTGAGCCGCCTTCTACGTTTGACTTTGCGCCGTTTTCAACTTGTGCGCTTGGCTCCGTAGATTTTACCTGCCCCTTTTCTTTTGTGCTGCCATTGTCTTTATTTTTGACCGCGCTTGGCGGCAACGGCAAAAAGGTAGGCGATACAAATTGAACCTCTTTGAATGAAAGAGCCATAGTGATCGTGTCGATATTCTCCGGCGTTTCTTCATGCGGCATACCTACGATCATCATGTTCAAGTAGCCAGCGGTGCGAGTCCATATTGTAAACAAAGTGCCAGCCAGATAAGCCTCGTTTATTTCTTTGTAAACATTTTCCTTATCAATCGCAATCATCACAAGCGATAATTTTATTTCGACTGGCAAAATAATTCTGTGATCAGTAATCACTGATCCTGTTTCCAGAGGATGCTCCATGTTTTTGCTTGGCTCATCTACGCTACAAGACAACGGGCGAGCTGCTTTGAAAACCTGATTCCAGTCTTTATCCCAAATGCCAATGGTATCTGTGAGCGAAGTGTGCCGATTTTTGTAAATATCAATTAGGCTCATGCTTTCACACCGTTGTCGCTATCAGCAATCGCATCATTAACGTGTTGTGCCAGCGCATCTTTTACTGCCGTTCCAACTGTCGCCGAGTCTGCGTTGTTTGCATTAACAATAATATCGCCAGTGTTCACAGTTTTATTTGCTGGCGGCTGACCGCCTCTGCCAACAGGTGCGCCAGTAACGCTTTTTCCTGCTGGCATTCTGTTTTGTGGCGCGTTGTTGGCTTCGGTATGTCTGGATTTTGCCGCATCATTTATTTCTTTCTGATCCGCAAGATGACCGCCTATTTTGCTGCCGACTTCGCCAAGAGTTTTAATTGGGTTGGAGATAAGTTTGCCAAGCCATTCTGCGGAATCGACAATTCCCTCAATCATTGCATCCCACATTTTGCCAATCTTTTCAAAAATATCACCAAGATTGCTTGAAAAAGTGTCCCAATCGCCAAGCATGTCGCCCATGATAGAAGGCTGACCACTTTGCCAAGCAAGAATATCCTCAAACATTAAAGCAAACGCCGCAGCAATAAGCGCGGCAATCGCTATCATTGCAATCAATGGAAGAATGGTTGTCCAAAATGCACCGCCAGCCATTAACGACGATGCCGCCATCAATCGCATTGCTTTCGCAAATTGAATTATTTGCATAATCATTCGCGAACCAAAAAACAATCCAACCGTAGCACCAAGCACAACAAACAATCGCTGATTGTCTTTAACAAAAAATGCCGTATCGCGTAAAACTTCTGATATTTTTTTGAATGCTGGAATTAAAGCGATAACCAACGCTCGCCATAACATCATAAAAGTTTTGCCTAAATCTTCGCTGGCGTTATCGTACTCTGCAATCTGCCTAACTTGATCGTCCGTTAATTCGCCAAACTTTTTCTGAGCTTCTATTGCCTTGTTAAACTCCTCTGATCCTTGGCGCAAAAGAGAAACGGTATGCTCATCAATGCCCATCTTGCCGCCCATTGCTACGGCTTGCGCGGCAGACATTTTCTTAAAGCCTTCCGCAAGTTTTGGATCAGTCACTAAATCCAATGCGTTTGCATAACTGGTTTCATTGATTCCCATTTCTGCAAAAAAATCGTGCGCTCTGCTTGCGCCTTTTGTCCTAAACATTTCCATATTCATTTGCAAGGATTTAAGCGAGCCTTGAAAGCCCTCTGCGCTACCGCCAGCGTCTTTTAATACTCGCCCCATTAAATCCAGCTTACCGGCACTCACGCCAAGCCTGTCTGCTGCCTCGCGTGTGTTATTCATTTCCTCGGCTGTTTGGTGAAGTTTTGAAGCAATAGCGCCCACGGCAAAAAAACCGCCGATCATTCCTGCGCCGGATTTTATAAGTTTGCCGATTGATCCTTCCGCTATTCCAGCTTTTTTATCAACGCGACCAAGTGCCGCCTCTGCATCAGAGGTATCGCCTTTGAAAACAAAATATAAACTCTCAAGCATCGACACTTTTTTTACCGCCCATTTTTTTTGTCGTAATACTCATGCGCTAACCACTCGTTAAATTGCGGAATTACTATTGCTTCCCAAATTAAAAAAGCATCTTCGATAGAGTATATCGTTCTCAATTCGTGGAGGGTGGCTTTGCCACTTCCAATAATTGTGCCTGTAATAGCGTCCATATTTCCGAAATCTTTTGTGGGAGCTTCGCACCTAACCTGCTGAAGAAAGGCGAGAGACTCCCTTGCACGAAAAAACCTAAATTGTACTCAAGCATTTCTGTTTCCAGTTTTATGCCAAGAGCAAAATCCCCGCCAATATGATTATCAATAAGCGCGGAAGTTGATAGGTTTATTTGTTGATCGCCAACAATAATCGCAACGTAGCCCATCATCTTTAAGTAAAGAGCGTGGTTCGCTTCGTAGTTGCCCACAAGCGGTGCGCCGGTTGGCGTGTACTGTACAAGGATTTCCCGCCCTGCCGAAGCATACGGCAGTTTAGAAATGACGAAAGTTTTTGTTCCACTTTCGCCTTCCACTTCAATTATTTTCGGATTGTAAAGCATGATGGTTTGCCCTATTGGTTAGAAATTAAAATGCGCGTTTCGCATCCTCGAAAGTAAAGCCGTATTGTTTTGACTTCAATCTGCCAGCACTAGCAACGCTATTTGATGGCATACCGTCAGTGATAATACCTTCCGTCAAAACAACGGTGCGGCCATCAGCATAAATGCCAGTCATTGTGATAACGTCACGCGCACCACGATGTCCTTTTGAAACGCGATTACTGTCGAACAAAATGCCTAAGTTTACGTCATCCACACTGTTAGGAATAACGGAAAGCGTCATTGGAACAACTTGCGCTTTTGACCACTTAACCAGATCGCCATTCACGCCCATTGCTGCTTCTGCAATCTGCATGGACGGTAAGTCAAACGGGTCGCCATCATCTGCAAACGCAGTAACAGGAAAGCCAGCAGGGAAAGTTTCGCTGGCAATCAACCAAACCTTTAATCCAAATCCAGAAATATCTTGTGCCATGATTTTTTCTCCCGAAAAAAATTAAATCAGAATGTCGCTGCCTTCGATTTTGCGGATCGCATCATCTTTGGAGTACACCAAAACATAACGCGCCTTGAAGTCCAGATTTTCTTGCTGCTCAATAAAACAATCAAGCCAGTAGCCAGTATCCTGCACTTGTCTCCACGCATCGCTTGAACCTGTAACGCTAGTCACATATTCCTTCTGCGTGTTGTTGAGCAATTTGCCAACACTGATAATGCCATTGAATAGCGCAGCATTTACTTGAGCCTGAACGCCAGCCAGAACGGTTGCGCGTCCTTGAGTGTTTGCACTGATTTTTCCGAGAGCAAGCAACAGATTCAACAAGCCAACGCCAATATGATCTTTCAACCAGATTTCGTTTACATAGGTGTTGCAATCCAGCGCATCGGTTGGAAGTCCATGCATATAACCGCGCTGATAAAACGCAATCAACTTGCCAGCGTTTTGTGTTGCGCCATAATAATTCACTCGGCAAGAGTCAAGACCGTTAGAAAAATCTGTCCGCTGCACTATAGGGGTGAGCGCGGCAACTTGGAACATATAATTTTGCGAAGCGTCTGAACGGTTGTAATCCGTTGCGGCAAGAATCGCCATCGGCAGCATCTCTGGATATTCCGTTTTTGCTGGAATAATCCCCTCAAGAGAGTTGATCAGCGTAATGCACACGCCGCTATATAGATTTAGCGTGTCGCAAGCCAATTCAATTTCTTCAACATCCTCTCCGGTAATGCCGTAGCAGTACATAAACTCATTGTTGAAAGAATCGTTTAGCTCTGCAAGCAAAATAATATCATCAATGGTCAGCGTTTCGTCAAACAAGAAACTGCCAAAGTTGTTATCGTTATCGCGGCTGCGCTGCAATGCGGTGACTGCAAACTCATGCAAATAGCCCCATGAAAACTTGGCAAGACTTGGTACAAATGTTCCGCCATCAATACCAGCCCACTTGTAAAGCTCAAAAAGAATGTTAGGCGTTAATGGGTTTGGAGTTGCTTCGATTGTTATAGGCGCAGGGTTTGTGTTTACAATGCCGCCGGTAAAATCAAAGCTGTTGTTTCCTGCGTTATAAACAACTGTGCAAGCCGTCCATTGAGCGCCGAAACCTGCGCCCAAAGTTTGTATGGCTGTCTGCAAGATGTTTGCAACATCTGCCATGCTGGTCGCTGTGGAATAATCCACACCGGTAATCACAACTGTGTCGCCATTGATTGTCAGATCGAAAGCGGCTGCGAGAGTCAATCCTTGCCACGTGGCAAGTTCTCTCACGCCTTTGCCTCCGGTAATGCGAGGCGCTGTATCTACGCTGTTCCATGAAGCGAACGAAAGTTTTTTTGGCGAAGTCACTTGCTTGCCGATGAATGAAAAGTAAAACAGAGCGCGAGCGTACTGAGTGCTGGTAAAGCCGAAATAAGTGCCAACGTCTTTTGCAGTAGTAAACTCAAGGATAGATTGTGCTGGCATCAAATCAGATTGAGTAAAAATCCTGCCAACCAATTCACGCAAACGAACGCCACCAGAACCACCAACGGCGCTCACAATGTCGATATATTTCTTAAACTCAATAGCCATGATGTTACACCTCGTAGATTTCTGCCGTGATCTCAGTGATCGGTGCGGCGGTTGATAAAAGTATTTGCTGGTAACTCAGCGTAAAGTCAAACGATGGTATTTGTTCATGCCGACCACGATCATCGACAAAATAAATTATCCGTAGCGGCTGGACTCGCAAGATGCCGATTCCATTTGCCTGTAGATATTCAACCACAATGCCCTGCTGCATGATAGATGCAACTGCATCAATCAAGTCAAAAGCGGTTGGGTTGTTTGGCGTTGCTGGATTTTGAATTGCCAGCGCGTCAACTTGATAGGTGCGTTCCAGCCAGTACGACTCACGGCGCACAATCGCGTCCTGATCTTGGTCGTAGTAACACTCATCCTCTGGAAAGCCGTATCGCTGGCTGTCAATGCTGTGCAGCGAAATAATCGGCTTTGTTGGTACGCCCTGTTGCGTTGGTTGGTATGCTTGCTGCACATCAACATCGAAACCGCGCACCAACATTTCATCGCGGATAGCGGTAAAAATAATTGCCCAGATTTCGTTGTCGAGTCTCATGGCAGCAAGCCCGTGTCGATTTGCACAGCCAACACACTCACCCAACCGTCAATGGAAAACCAATCGCTTTCACTGGTGAGCTGATAGCGTCTGCCATTCCATTCGACTTGATCGCCGCTGGTATCACGCGAAATATCAAACACGCCTTTTTCTACCCAGATTTCTATGTACTGTTTTTGGAAGTCTAGTCCGCGCTCCTGATAAACGCTGCGGGAAACCGCCTGAATCGACCCAGACAGCGTGATCGGCTCGGCATACTCGCTAACGTATAGCCCGATGTTATTGAGCGTCCTAGTGCCATAGGCGAAGTATTTGAACGTGGTGCTGGCGATAATAGAAAATGCCAAGCCAAGCAAATCACTGGATGGCACTATCATGTTGAGTCCACCGCTGGCGATGAAACCTCATACGAAACCGCAGCCAACATTATGCCGGTATCAATAAGCGGCTTGCTTATTCCTGCTGTCGCGCCTTTCCCGCCATTTGCTTTCGCACGTTTTCTGGCTTTGATTGTTCCTTCTGCCAATGCTGGCGCCTTGATTGATTTAATTTTTTTGAAAACTGCTTTTTGTGCATCCATGCCAAGACGGTCATAAACGTCCTCGGCACTGATTCTGCCTTTACTGCAAGCCACAAAAGCCTTTTGAGCCAACGCAGACCAGTGGCTTTGTTTTTCTTTCTGCGTTGTACGCATAAAAGATCGCGATGGAATGTTGCCAGCCGCATAGCCAAACTCTTGGATTGCAGCAATGTAAGCAACTGGCGCTTTGTCGTAGTGCGAGTCCTCGAAAAAACCGATTTTCACGCAATGCTTTTCAATTTCTGCCATTGCTTTTTTGAAAGTATCCGCGTTTTTTCTATCGCGTGTTATCGAACCACTCACCAGAAAACTCCACCAACTTTTCTGAAAGCTGATTTTTCTGGCAAGCCACCAACGTATAAACCGCCAACTGCTTTCACGTTCAATAACGCCGCAAGCTGTGCGCCATACGGTGTCATGTAAAGCCAATACTTGAACGCGCTTTTTGCTGGTGGCGGCATTACAGCAACGCTCACGCTGCCCACTGTTGCATTTGTTACAACGCCTGTGGATTTTCCTGCGGCGATATTCGTGCCGAGTTGTGTCATGTGCGCCGTCATTAAATCCAACGCTTGCTCACGGCAGCAGCCATTAAGCCAGCCATAATTTTTGTTGGAAATGAAACAGGTTGCCGCATCCCAATAACCTTGCAGCATCAAGTCTGGATATTTTTCGACACTCGCAAACGCAGGATAGTCGATCCTGAATTGCGGAATATCAAACACCAGCAGCGCGGTCATAACTTATTCCTCAGATGCTGCGGCTTTGCGGTTTATTTTCGGTTTTTTCTCAGGCTTGAAATCTTCTGGCGTAAGCGGTGCAGAGCCATCTTTTTTCTCAAGATCGCGCACCGCCTTATCTGCCTCAACTTCTTGCTTGTCCACTTTGACAAAACCTTTTTCTTTGTGGCGTTTGAACGCATCACTTTGCTCCAATGCTGCAAGCTGCGATTCGGTAACGAATGTGGCTGCGCCTTTTGGTGTCATCAGTGTGCGAGCTTGCGCCACGTTTGCCTTGCCTTTGATCGTAACAATCGTGCGGGGCGTAGATAAATCCGCGCCACCTTTTTCCCAGATTGAGTAAGCAATATCTGCGGAAGCAGTTGAATAAACATACGGCATAAAATTTTCCTTCTCGATGGTTTAATTAGGCTGCGAGAAACGCGAAAGGAATACCATCATATCCCCCCGCGCTCTCGCAGTTGTTCGGCTGAATTAACAACCGGAACGGCGTACAACTGCCCAAGGACGCTTGCACATAATGCCAGCGGTGGCGTTGGTGTAGTCTTCTTCGTAACTTTTTGTCATTTGCTGAACGCCCAAGGTTTGAAACTTGGCAGGAACAACTTGGATAAAAGTACGATTGTCGTCGCTGCCAGTATCGGCAACTTCTTCGGCATACAAATAGAAAACATTGTCGCCAGCGGAAGCAGCATCCAATTCAGGAGCAGAAACAACACGCATCCGAGGATACGCTTTGGTCATCCAGTCGCGAACACTGATACCGAAATCGCTGGTCACGGTCAAGAAATCAACCGATGCAGTAGCGATGCCGAGAGTCAGATTTACTTGCTCTGGGTTAATCAAGTCCTGCGATTGTGTACGCAGAGAAGCAACAGCGGAACGAATATCCGAAGTGATTTCCAAAAAGGTTTTTGTTGACCATTTTGAATCACCACCAGCACCGTTTGGCAACGGCACATACGCTGGCAAAGCAGGATCATTAAGGAAGCCATAAGTCAGGTTGTCGCCGTTGTTATAGCCATAAAAACCAACGCGGTTGCGCTGAATTTCTAAAGCGTTTGCGGCGGCATTGCGTTTGCTGTCTGCACTTGAAACGCGAATTGCTGCGGCTCGTGCTTCTTCCAAACGACCAACTTGCATACCTTCCTCGAAACGAACAACAGTGCGAGGCACAAAATTTACGTTCCAGCTTGAAAGCGGAACATTTGTGTAATCCTCGTAAGGCACGGCTTGTCCAGTTTGTTCCATAACGCCTTGAACAACCTGTTCGCTTTCCCATGAACCTTGAACAACGATACCAACCATTTCGTCAATGCGACGAGCAGCGGTAACGATCTCAACGAAACCAGACAACCATGCTTGCAAAAATTGCACAGGCGTGGTGATGGTTGGCGTGGTCAGCGGCGAAGTTAACGCAGCATCAGCAGCAAATTGCGCTGCCATTTTTTTCAGATCGCGCTCATCAAAACCAATACCGATGCGCTGCAAATCGCGGTACGCTTCGGCTTGCGTAAATTTGAGAACGCTAACCTTGCGTGGTGAGATATAACTTTTTTCTGGTGTACGCATGATCTACGCTCCCTTAGTTTGTCAGTTGGATATAAGCCAAACCAGCGGAAGGCGTATTAGCGCGAACCACTTTGCAGTTTGGCACAAGCGCAAAGCCAACGCTCGGCGTGTTTCCGGTAACGCCTTGCAGCTCACCAGTTGTTTCGCTGTACTCAACATTGTCGCCAATGTCTGCACCGTTCAACAATTCAATGATGATCGTTCCCATTTTCAGGAACGATGCCAAACCGTCATTAGGCAGAACCAATGTTGGCTCAAGCGCACCAGCGGCAGTACCGGAGGTTGCATAAACCAGCGGGTTCACCAAGATACCAGCGAACACACCCAAGCCACCAACTTCAACAAAACCTTGAGTAGGCAGTTGAGTAAAAGCGCGACCAATTACATTCATGCTTGGATCAGCAGAAAGAATTGTGTTCGGCTCTGCGCGTTGTGGACCATCAAAAATCAATTCACCGACAATGCCAGCGGCTTGATCGAAACGTACTGTAGATTGGAAACCCATAATGATTTCTCCTTAGCGAGTCAGGTAAGCGTCAAGCTCTGACGATTGAGCAGAGTCAGCAGCGGCAACAACTTTGCTCGCAGTACGACCATGCAAGAAACCGGAAAGCACAGCAGCTTCCGAACCATCAGCACACACGATGCCGAGTTTTTTCACGCCATATTTTGCAACGTCTGCCAGCGTCATTTCTGCGCTATCGAACGTGCCAATGTGATGAGAAAGTTTTGCAGCCAGTTGATCGCGTTGGCTAATTTCTTTCAGCAATGTTTTGCTGTCGAAGGAAACCACGTTTGATTTTTCCAGTTTTTTGATTTTGGCTTGCAGCAATTTGATTTGTTTTGCTGAGTCCATACCGCACTTGTCGGCTGCTTCGGCTTCAACTTCTGCCTCGGCATCTTCTGCGGTTTCTTCTTCTTCGTCAGCATCAAGTGCCGCGCCGTGTTCTTCTTTTTCAAGCGGTTTTAATTTATCGACAAATGCGACAAGCGCATCAACCTTTGCAGCAAGACTTTCAAGCGTTACCGCTTCGGCGTCTGCACCTTCTTTTTTCATTTCTTCGTCAGCCATTACAGCCTCCTTGGTGTCTACAGTGAAAGTGAAGTGGTCGAGAACGGCAACTTCTTTGCCCATCCTGCCTTCGGTTACAAGGGCAAGATGGTTGCCCCTTATGCTGCGTTGTACCGCATCATATTTTTCGCCTTGGAAAATACCGGAAACCATATCGTAAACACAGCGATAGCCGCACGATAGTTCCTTTTTTCCTTCGTCGATTAGTTTGCCGAGCGTGTCGGAAAATACTTTGATATTGCCGCGCAAGATCCCAGCATCTTTGTCGAAGTAAACATCCTCGCCAATAACGCCTTGGATACCTGCTTTTTCTGCGGGAGTTAAACCGTCTTTTGCCGCACCGAGTAAAGTATGTTCGTCAATCCAAGGAATCAGTTTGAAACTTTCGATACATTCTGGATCGGATAATTCATCGGCAGGGCGCAACACATTGAAAACTTTATCAGCATCGTCGCCATCCAAACCGAGCTGTGCGCCACTATACGGAAACACACCAACCTTGGATAAAGGATTGCCCTTTATCTCATAGAAGCCGTTGTGATCTTCCTGCCGTGCGCTTTCTGCCATTCAAACCCACTCGCTTTTTTGAATAAACCCGCTTGCTTTCTGGCGGTTCTTTTTCGGTTTCGGCATCAACGATACCACGCCTTTTTTTTATTTGGTAGTGCCTGTCAATTATTCCTCGTCAGGCTCAGTCCAGTTCTCATCGTCAAACTCATCAAAGGAAATCACCGGAGCCATTACGCATTTGCAGTTGGGCAGATCAGCGGGAAAACCTGTCTCGCCTGTTTCCTCGTCGATTACTGGCGGGTCGTTAATATCGAATATGCCGCCGTTCAATCCAGCAGGGTACGGGGTCATGTGAAACTCGCGAGGGTTTGCGCCACCACCAGAATGAACCCACTCAAATTGTTTTATGCCAACCGCAGCCATACGCTTCTGGTTTATTGTCGCGTAGGTTTTTCTTGTTTGATCCAGCGCAATGTTTTTTGCCCTGCGCTCACTGATGCCGCCTTGCGCCGCAATCTTTTCAGTCAATCCAGTCATGTCGCCGCCGCGCATCGCTGCTTGATGGAGCGTTTTTTGTACGCGAGCCATGTACGCATCTGGAATTGATCGGATCAGTTTTGTGTTTTCAAACAAGGCTGCGCGAATTTCCTTGCCGACTGGCTTGTTCATAAAATCCATTTTGATTGTTAGTTGCCCTGACAACTCCTTGAGTGTTCCGTTCAAATGGATTGCGCTGGCTTTGTTTACGTCCAATATCATTTTGCTGGCTACTTCTCGCGCCTTACTAGCGAACAGGGCATCGTACTTGTTGGCTAGCCTTACAATGTCGCTCTCCATCTTTTTGTACGACACCAGCATTGCGGCTTCTTCTGTTTTGGATTTTTTTATGTTTTCAAGCTGCGATTTTGTCAGGCTGTCAATCTTTTTTCCGGCGGCTTTTTCCTGCCGTTTAACTTTGTCGTCCATCCTTTTCGTGCTGGCGTTCAGATCGGCAATGCGCTTTTCGAGCGCGGCAATTTCCTTGCGGTAGTCGTCCGGCGTTTTGTCCTTGGCATCGCCAGTAAATACAGAAATGGATCGCGCCACCATCGTATTTGTTTCTTTTACCATCGCAGCCGTCAACTTTTGAAGCTCGCGAACATACCGAGCTTCAACCGCAACTGGAAACCGGATCGGCTTGCCAGTCAATTTTTTGTGCTGCTTTAACTGCTTTTGTTTCTCGGCTGACAATTTTAATTTTGATGGTTTGGCAAAAGGCATTACGCACCCGCCGCTTCGTCAGGATTGATAGCAAAACCTCTGCCAGCGTCACCCATGATTCGGTCTGCGGTTTCGTAGTCAATCGTGAACGCCGCCATAAGCATTGCCACGCCCGAGTTGCGAGGCAGAGTGCTACCTGCCACGGCTTGAACAATCGCCACCATAGAAGTGATTTGCGCTCCGTTGAGTGCTTCCTGCTGCTTGTTGATTTGTGCGCCTTCAATCTGCTCAGGCTCGGCGGCTGGATCGCTTGGCAAAATGGTTTTTTCTGCTTCTTCCATTTCGGCTTCAAAGTCGTCAGGCAAAACATCAACTTGATCGTCCTCGCTTTCCAGCCCGTTATAGCCAGAAAATTTGTCAGCGATAAGTCTGTTGCGAATATCTGCGCCGTCGATTGCGCCGGTCATTTGTAACGCTTGCGCCGTCTGTGCATTTTTCAACTGCACATCTGCCAACTCTATTTCGGTAAGGCTATCCAGCGGCTTCCATTGAACGTCTACTGAAAATAAACCGTATTGTTCCATTTCCAAATCAGAACGGATTGCCAACTCATGATGACGTTTAAGCAGCGGCGTTAATTCTCCTGTCTGTATTGTTTCCAAATACTCATGGTAAACCGATTCATCAAATTCGCCTGTTGCATTAAAACCTTTTGCACTTGTGCCGAGTAGTTTTGTCGCTGGTGTATTTGCGATGGCTGCAACGATCTGATATTGCGTCATTATCACGGCATCAAGATCGGTTAGGCTGGTGTCGATCTGTTGCAATTCTTCATCATTGCCACAAACTTTTACGCCTTGGTTATCACGGAAATAAATCCACGTTGCCAGCTTTTGTTCAAACGCTTCTTGATCGCCTAACGCTGCTTCGGTATCTGTTTTCAAAACGGTTGTGCGCTTTGTCAGTGCCAGCAATGGCGCTTCGTTTGCTGTGCGCTCGGCTGCATACACTCGCTCATAGATTCGTTGCGGCAACGGCAAGCCGCCATAGATATAACTAGGCTTGAGAATATCGGAAACGTCCGTGGTGCGAATCACAACCAAATGGGTTCGGTGATAACGCTTGCCATTGATTCGCCAGAAAGTCGGCTCGTAAAAATGGCGGCTCGCCATATCTGCGGCTGCTTCTGCATCCAGCTCCGGTGTAATCCAGTAAGGGTCAATCTGTGCAAAGCCTTTATAACTGCCGCGAGTAACGCCATCAATGTTGAATGGCTTTTCGTAATACTCTGGGTCTGCGCTTTCAACATGAAACATCGCAATTCTGATTCCAAAAATGCGATTAAACTTTGCAAACTCCACCAACTGTTTTGTGAGATTGTGTTCTGTGTCGATTTTTTTCAATCGCTCCAACGCTTCAACAGGAACATCAGAACCATCGTTCACGGTAATTTCGTAACCTTTCCGCACGGCATCGGCTGGCGCAACGCTGCAAGCCTTGTCGATTAACCAATGCTGCGCCATGATCGCGCAAGTTTGATAACCGATAAAACCTTGCTGCACATACCACGAATAAAGCGTTTCACTCATTGCGCCAACTTGACCGCCTTGATACGCACCCTTGATCGTTTGCTGTTGCGTTGCGTTGAGTGCGTTATCCATTGCCACGCCTTTCTCGCTAACGATTTGCGGTTGTTTCAATCGCGCTATGCTGTCAGCGATAAACGCCGCCGCACTTGGTCTGTCCATTGTGTTATGCGTTGAGAAAAAGCCGTTCGCTTCCCGTTTGGTTTGCGGTTGCTTTTTCGGCTGCGGTTTTTGTTTTCCGATATTGATTCCAAATAGTTTCATGGTGTGAAAAATCCTCTAAATGAGCCTTGCTGTAAAAGGGTTTTGATAGCATCGCACATTGGGTCAATTTGGTCATCATGCGCGTGGCTATCGTCTGCGGTGAACGCTTCACACTCAAGC